ATTTAGCAGAGGCAGGTCGCCGCCCTGCGCAAAGTAGTCTTGCGCCATCTGCCGCAAATCGGCCTGTGTTTTGGCGTCGCTGTTTTCCAGCACCCGGATTTTGGGATATACGTATTCGCCAATTCTTGGGCTATCCACGTATTTTGTTCCCGATAGCCGTAGCCCGTGATTGCCGATGGGATAAATTCGGGTGGCCAACTGTGCGCTGTCCTCCTCCACTTCCAGGCCGATCAGGTTTTTTCGGTAGGCAATGACAACGCCCTTTTCCTTCCCCAGAGCCTGCAGCCATTTCACCTGCCACATATCCCGCAGCAGTTCCCCTCCAAACGTGCCGGCAAAACTTTTTAAATCGTCGCCTGTATCTCCCAGCATGGCAATTACCGGATTGACATCCGAGGCTAATAACTCCCCTGTGCCGGAAATATTCGTCGTAAAGGTAAACGGCATCTCTACAGCCAGCGCTTCTTGTAATGCCTGCAGCGCTTCCTGTGCTGCCACTTTTCCCGTGGAAAGCGTGCATAGATTGTCTAAAAGATCATAAAACACGTGTCGGGCTTTGACTTCGATTCCTGTCATCGTTGGATTGATATAATAAATGCGAAAGGGCTGCCTCCCTGAAGGTCCTTCTGCAACAATGATATGTTCCTGCTGCAGCCGCTTCCATTTTCCCTGCGGATCATATGGATGCGTCAGATTCAGCTCATATTGTCCATTGAGTTCTTCTGTGATGTAGCAGCTCTGTGGTAGTAACGTACCTAATCCCAGCGATGCAAATGCCATTTCCTGTTTGCCATAGATCGTAACCATGGATGATTGCCTCTTATGATTTTAAACGAAATGATGCCGAAAGCTCGTGCGGCTGCCACTGCAGGGACGTGATGGGGTTCGCGTAACATTCATATACATTGCCATCTTCTGTATCTCTTACTGCCATGCCGACGGATACGTCCATGTTCAGGACAGAAGGATAAATACCTTTCCCGTCCGGGATCGGCCGCACCGCAAAACTGTTGACCGCCCGATCTGGTGCGTAAGCTTCTATTTTTTGAATCGCAGTTCGTGCCTGGTAGCCGATTCCCTGATATCTCCATAGGCTGTTTGCTTCCGCTGTTGCACCGTCTGCTTGCCATTCTGGCCAATCATCTGCAAACGCACCCGCACTGGGCGGTACTTCTATGCCAGCTTGCGCCATGGCAATCGCCATGGCTGCACCTGCGGATTTTAACGGAGCTGCTGCTGCAGCGGCCCCTTCGTTTCTGAGGTCTTCCTGTGATTTTTGCAATGCTTCCTCGATTCGATCCAGCTGGGATACTTCAGGCGTTTCAATCTCCTCGTATTCTGCTATGATCTGGTTTCCTTCATCAAGCATATAAATGATTCGCTTTCCTTCCACTTCGGCTGCCGCCGGAAATACAGGTTCTTCCAGCCAGATACAGCAATCGCTGCACCACGCTTGCGCTTCCTCGTAGGAAAGTATATCGTTGGTTGCTGTAATCCTGCGATTGTCATCGATCCATATCAGCATATGTTTGCCTCCTTTATTTTTCGTCGTAACACAGCGCAATTTTACTGACGCTGCCTGCCGTTGCAATGCTGCTATAATCTTCGTTATAAAAGGCAGTAAAAACGAGGATGTCTCCTTTGCGAACGCGCAAACTGAATGTCAGCGTGCTTGTGGTACTGCCTACATCTTTTTGAACCAGCTGTGCCAGATTCGTTGCAATTTGCATGCTTGCTTCGGCCACCGTTCCTACTGGCAACATCGCATCCGCAACCGAGCCGTGAATCGGGCGATACCCACCATCTTCCCTCGTTTCATTGAACGCATAATTCAGGACCAGATATACCGATTTACTGCTGCTTGCTGTCTTGGAAACCGTTGCCGTTATCTTTACCTTTACCGTACCATCTCTTCTACAGATAAAGGGATCGTTTAAGATGCAAGACTTTAAGGAAATAGACGACGAACTGGTTTTAATTGCCGTCAGCGGAACATTTACTTTTTTATTCAGTAGAATGCTCCGTTCTGTGTTGCTGGGGTAATAAACCATGGTTCCCTCCTCATAGGCAGCCCGCAGCGCCTTTACTTCGGAAAATAGCGTCGTTTTCGGTGTATCCGGACTGCTTCCCAGCGTCGCTATGATCTGACGAACCAGTTCGACGACCGCGGCGCTGGAATTTTCCCGCAGATAGCCCGCTAGCCAATCCCATACCTCAAACATGGTGCTTAGTTGTAACGATTGTGCCACGTCTCCCGGCACGCCTATTTTTTCGATCATGTCCGTCATTAAGTCGTAGGCTTCGTGCAAATTCTGAAACAGCAACACCAGGGCGCCGTATTCGTTGCTGCTTTCGATGCTGCCCGTGGTTCGCAAGCTTTTTGTGACATAAATTTTAAATACGTTCGTTGACAGAATTTCCCTGTCATCTTTCCAGATGGAAATTTGCGTCAACAGTACCCCCGGCACAGCTAGCGCCTGCGTCGTCAACAAAAACTGACAACGACCCGCAGCTGCGGATGTGATTTCCCCGTCGTTAAACAGCTCTGTTCCGTCCGGCTTTCGCATATAGATGCGCACTTCTTCCCCGGATAAATTGAGAGGAATTCCCTTTTCCATCAGTACAACATCCAGATACCGGCTGTTGCTGTCCTCCTGTACTGCAGTTACAATATCCGTTATGGGTTCCTGGATATCAATTTGCAGCTTGGTATAGATTTTCGACACTCAGAGCCACCTCCAATTCGGCGTAATTTCTATGCGCTCCACGTTTCCAGTCCAGTTGATCCGGTTTTCTCCCACTTCGAACCGCGGAAACAGCCAGTCGTCTTCCTGTAGCGGTAGATACGTTCCGTTTTTGTTTTCTCCGTCCGTTTCTACTTCCATCACTTCGCTGTGAATGGTTACATGCCCATCTACCGCAGACAAGCGGTATCCTTTTCCGTTGATCGATAAGGTGACAGTGCCGGAACCGACAACAGTAATCGTCGGCTCCGCCTCCACGGTCCCTCTGTTATACAGCAGCGACGGCTGCTGTAAGATCACTTGATCGTCCGTTTCGTTGACGCTGTATTTGAAGGGATGGGTATCGAAATGCACTTGGAATTTTTGAAAGACCTTCATCATCTGCTCGATGGAAATCGCGTTGTCGATCCGCACGCGATAATATTTATCCGGTTCTGTGGAAAAGATAGCCGTGCCGCTCCCTGTCAGCCAGGCGCAAATGGCGTCGATATTCGCCCGTTTGATGATGGCGCACTCCACGGTTTTGGTATAATTTTCGTAGCTTCCATCATCGACGTGCAGCACGCCGTTGCGCCCCGGTACGTCGATGGTTTCCACCCGGCGTTTCGGTCGGCACACTGCCGGCATGGAAGTTACGATGATTCCCATGGCGCGGCTGTTCACACCATTGAAGATGAAGTATGGGTTTATGATTTGCTCCCCGTGTGTCACCTTCGATTTCCTCCTTTCGCATCGTTCTGCTGGCGGCGCAGAAATTCCAGGTCTTTGGCTAGCGTCTCTATACTTCTTCCGTTGCCGTTATCTACCCGGTCAATGTACAGGTTGATATCTCCATACCGATAGCTCTGCTGGTAGCTGGGGGCTCCTGCAGCAACCGGGATTGCCGTCTGCGCTATGCGCTGCATGCTCTGTTGCAGCATAGTGGACACCTTTCCTATGCGTTCGCTCCAACCAACGCCGACACCAGCTGCCATAAAGGAGCCCACCTGCTTAAATACGCCGCTGGGGCTGTGGATGTCCATTTCCTCCCGGGCGGCTCTGACCGCTGCCTGCAGCACCCTTGCGACCGCATTGACCACACCACTTTCGCCGCGTTCTACGCCCTCGGCCACGCTTTGCATGAGCAACGTTCCTGTTTTTTGATGTTCCGGGCAAAAGCTTTCGATCAGCTCTACTATCCGGTCCTTCAGTCCTGTGATATATTCCATCAGCAAGGGCTCCTGCTCCTGCATACTCGCGATGGCTGTTTGCATGCTTTGTGGTTGTGCCTGACGTTGCCCCTCTGCCGCTGCCGTTTCCACCTGACCTTGTAGATCGTATTCCAGTTCAATTTGTCGTGGCAGTTTCTGCAGTGTATTCCTGATGGCATCTACGGTTCCTTGCGCTTCTCTGACCGCCTGCTCTGCGTCGTCCTGCATGCCTGCGCCCAGGCCCTGCATGACCCAGCCGCCGACTTTTCTTGCCCAACGGGACGGTGATCCCGTAAAGAAGCCTTTCACTCCGGTAAACACCTGTTTGATGCTGTTGACAGCGCCCTGAACTTTCTCTTTGACGCCGCTCAATTTCTCGTCGATTCCGTTCCACAGGCCTTCTATGATGCGGCCGCCCAGCTGCCGCATTTCCTCCGGGATGCTAAAAAACCACTGCAGGGCATAATCGACCGCCGCAGGAATATCCTCTTGAAATAGTTTTGTGATATCCCCCACCGCTTCTCCGACAAACGCTTTGACATCGGCCCAAGCGGCATTGACTTTGGCCCGAAATTCTTCGTTGGTCTGATAGGCGGTTACGAAGGCCGCCACCAGTCCCGCCAAAAGCGATGTTACCAGAAGGATTGGATTGGCCTTCATTGTGGCATTCAGCAGAGTGAAGGCCTGCTTCATTTTTGTAACGACGCTGACCGTCATGCCGCCCTGCGAAATCAAGGTAGCCAGTCCCATGCCGGCAATCGCTGTCGCCAATCCTATAGTTAATGCCAGCAGTGGATTTCCCTCTTCGATCAAGTCCAGCGTAATTCCCAGAATTGCGTTCATGCCTTCTTTTAGTGCTGTTACCATGGGCGATAGCAGTTCTCCTAAGCGACCTGTATTCTCTTCCAGTTTGGCGCTGGCTTCGTTGGCTTCCCAGATGGCAGCGTTGTTTTCGCGCCAGCCGGCCGCTGCATTCATCAATCCCTGTTCCGCCAGCTCCTGCAACACCAGATTTGCCCGCTCGCTTTCCGTACCGGCAGCGGCAAGGCGCTCATTGAACGCATCTTCACTGGTTCCGGCCCAGTTTAGAACGTCGGCAAAAGTGCCTGTCACCTTTCCCACTTTAACGGTCTCGTTGATGGCCTCCGCCAGGCCGTCGATGGGAATGCTGTCTCCATACGTGGCCCATGCACCGATAGCCCCCTCTGTCAGCTGCTTTAATTGCTGCTGGGATACTCCCAGCGCCTGTAAATTCGCGGTTGCTGTCGCTGCCTGCTGGGTATCACCCAAAACGCCGTACAGTTGCCGATAAACCTGGGTTGTTTCCTCCGCGCTGTATCCGGCGTGCTCGCTGGATACCTCCAGCGTTCCCATGATCTTGCGGTATTCCGTCGTGCTTTCCACTAACCCGGAAATGCTGCTTGCCAGCGACTGGACAGCGCCGGCTACCGCGCCGCCCAGGAAAGCGTTCCGGAAGGCGTTGCCGCTTTCTTCGGCTTCATTTCCCATGTCACGCAGCCCGTCCGTTATATCGTCCGTTCCTCGTTCCAAGTCCCGCATTTCCTGTTCCATACGGGACATGTCTGCCGTAGTCTGGTTGATCTGCGTCTGCAATCGGTTGACCACGGTGACTTGCCGGTTGTATGCGTTCTGTGCCTTTATGGCTTCCGCGCTGTTTTCGCCGAATTGCGTCTTTGCGTGTTCCAGCTCCTGTGCCAGATCGGACAGTTTCTGCTTTGCCCGCTGACTCTGTGCCTGCAACACTTCGATTTTTTCTGCGGACACGGCAAGGGATTTCTGCAGCACCTGGCCTTTGGCTGCGGTAGAGGTTTCGCTGTCCTCCATGCCGGCAAAGGCAGCCACCGTTGCCTTCATCTCACTTCCCAGTGTTTTTAATTGTGCGTTGATAGCGCCCAGCGATTCCCAGAAAGTCTTTTCGCCATCAATGCCGATTCTTGCGCCAATATCTGCCGCCATGGTATCCCCTCCTTTCTTTGTCTATTGCCATGCCATCAGCTCCCAGAATGCGTCTTCTTCCTCTTGCCTGGTCCGTTTTTTGTCGGCTCCCTCCACCTTGATTTGTTCCACAGCAATCAGATCGCACAGCTCTCCGAACGGCAGCATGTAGGCCTGTTCATAGGTCAATCCGATGCGCAGGGCATACCAGATGTACCACTCAGCGGCAAATCCGGCTGAGTGGCTTCCCCGTTTTTTTCCGGCTCTGTCTCCACTTCGATTTCCCGCCGGGTTCCGCTTTCTATGGTTTCAAAGATGCTGACTTTTAAGTGTAACAGATCATCAACGCCGCACAGATCGTATAGATCATCGACCTGCAGCGGCTTTGGGTTGTCGATGCCCTGCAGGCTGGCATAGCGGCTGCCGGCCTGCATCATCTGGGACAGCAGCCAAAAGCATTCGTCCATCATCTTCGCTTCGTCGTCATCGTTCATCGCTTCGTCGATCCGTTCTAACTTCCCATATCGTTCGGTACAGTCCCGTATCACGCGAGCGGAAAAGCAGAGTAGATATCGCTTCTTGTCAATTTCTATCGTTCCTGTTCTCATTGTGTGTCCGCCATAACCGTTTGCCTGTGTCTATGCGGCCGTCGTAATCGACAGATAGTTTTTGATGATAGCCTCTGCATCGGCTTCGCTGTCCATGGGAGAAGAGATGTATTTCCACGGATGTTTTGTGGCGTCGCTGCGCAGGATCGTCGCGCTGATCTCCGGCGTTCCCCATTCGATGGTTTTCCCCTTGGTTTTCCAGGTGTCGTTCGGATTTGTGAATTTGATCTTCGGTAAAATGATTGCCTGCCACTTCACCGCATTGTTTTTCTGGATCATGGCAATCGCTCCGAATCCTAAATATGGCGTTTCCTGTTCATCGTTCCAGGCATATAGCTTGGCGTCTTTGGTTTCGATGCCTTCTGCCGTAACAGCCTCGGCAGTAATCCCCAGGATATCCAGCAGCACCTCCGGCAACAGTTCATCGTTGGTGATCTTTGCAGTTCCGCCGGCAAAGGTGTTGGCGCTTTCTGCCGGCCCGTTATCTGCATACAGCGTGTTATCGTCCGCCCCTTCCAGTTCAATGGACAATTCGACCGCCTTTCCCATCAGCGCCCCGCCGCTGTACGTGACCTGTTCTCCGTTATTTGTGTATTTTGCAACATATGGCTTGCTTAGTCCTATTTTGGCCATGCTGATTGCCTCCTTTCGTTCAGCGCTTCCTCAAAGACGCGCTGCATTCGTTTTTTTGCCTCTGGTTTCGCCTGCCGAATCGCAGGCGCCATAAACGGCGTCTTTTTTAAAAAACTGGTTCCGCTTTCCGCCGCGCGGGCGATCATGGCATTCGGCTGCCCTTTGGGATATTTCCTGCTTTTTACGCGGTTATATCCATCGAAGCCGATCTTCACGTGCAGAAACCCCTGATCGTCCTGCATAGGAGCCACACCGAAGCTGTCGATCAGACCTTCCTTTTGCGTCGGCGAAATCCCCTGTAAGGGATTCGCCCTTGTCCCCCAGCCCTGATCGGTGGGCAGCGTCCGAATCGCTTCTTTTACGGCGTCTGCTACCACGGCAGCGCCTTCATAGACTGCCCGCTCTGTGATCGCCTGGCTGTCCGCTTCGATCCTCTGCAGCGATTCCATGTATCCTTCCAGCCCTTCGAATGTGATCCTTGCCATTACCGCAGCACCTCCCAACGCCATTCGTAGTGATACAGCCCCGTTTCTTCTTCGTACTGTGTGCTGTTTTTTTCCCAGAAAATTGTAGGTTCCGCATCAAACGAGCCTTCCAGCGCTTCGATCCAGGGATCAAATTCCTGAATCGTGAACAGGTCCGTTGTTCCTGTAATTGCCTGCTCTATGTGCTGCCCGTCGGCGAACAGAGCATTTTCTCCGTCCTCCTGCCATACCAGATACCGATCTGCCTGCATTTGCTCGGCGTGCCGCACCGCATCGGTCACTTGCGTATGCGCCGCAATGATTCGCTCCTGCCAATTCATACAGTTCTCCCGCATTTTTGTTTGATGCTGCTTAATGTCATATCCATGGCTGGCGGGTAGCTGTTCGGTACGATCTGGATCATGGCGATTCCATAGACTTGCCCGTCTTCGGTGGTTGCCTGGTCCTGATTCGTGATTGGATACGGCGGTACCGGCGTGCGGATCACCCGTTTGATCTCGATCTGGTTCTGCTTGCCGCTGTAATACCGCTGGATTCCCAGACGCTGCTCCTCATAGGGCAGCTTTCCTTTCTCGATGGGCTGCGGTTGGGGCTGGTAGCCTGGCTCTGCCCGATCCTCGATCTGGTAGATGTGTACCATACCGCTGTTAAACCCCTGCGTGACCTGCGCTTTCTTCCGATGTGGTGCTGTCCACATACTGCCTCACCTGCCTTTCGTTTTGCATGGCTAAAATCAGTGCCCGGTAATTGGTTTCAAATACGTCTATCGCATCGTCTCGCAGATATCGCACACACTCCATCAGCAGCAGGCGCGGCAGCCCGTCGGTGTCATAGTCCAGCGCTGCCCCGCCTTTGCTGTCCAGATAGATCGAGGCGGATGCGATCAGGCCGCGAAGGCGATCTTCCGTGGCCTGATCTTCCCATGTGATCTGTACGTTTGTTTTTCCGTCTGCGATCAGCTGCCCAGGGATTTCCTGCCGCAGCATCAGGCTTTTGTTACCGTTAC